GATTGATACAATCAACATTGAGAACCTACATGAAAAGTTCCAATATGTTGCTGATTACGCACAGGATAGAATCTTAGTTGCTCATAGAATTACTTCACCACTCCTATTTGGTATTAGAACTGCTAATAATGGATTCTCCTCTCAATCAGAAGAGATGAAAACAGCATTCTCTATTATGCAATCAATGACAATTCAACCATTCCAAAACTTAGTACTAAACTTCTTAAACGATGCATTAGTAGAAGGTGGATGGAGTAATACAGAACTATACTTTGAGCAATTAACTCCTTTAGCAATCCTATCAGAGCAAGCTGAAGATACGGATAAAACTATTGAGCAAGTAGAAGATGAAACAAATAAGGCTATGGAAAATCCTGATTCAGTTGATACAGAAACAGGAAATGTAGAACAGATGGGTGAAGAAGGATGGGTTTATACATCTCAACCAAACTTTACTAAAAATTACGAAGTATATAAATAAATAAAATATGGCATACGCATTATTCATAACAAGAAACGATATAATTAAGAACACTCCTTTACAGGGTGCTATTGATGCTGATAAGTTATTACCATTTGTGAGAACAGCGCAAGATAAGTATATGTTAAACTTATTGGGAACCGTTCTATTCTACTATCTGCAAGAAAAGATTGAAACAAATACAATTAGTACATTAGGGCCTGCATATCAGGATTTAATTAACGACCACATCAAACCTACTTTAATATGGTATAGTTGTGTTGAGTATATTCCATTCTCTTCTATATCATTTAAGAGTGAAGGAGCAGTTAAACACTTATCAGACCAATCAGTTGCGCCTGGTAAGAATGAAGTAGATTACTTAAAGTATCACGCACAATCAAATGCTGATTACTACGCGACTAGATTACAGAACTATTTAATATCTTATTCTAATTTGATACCAGAATACTTAGAATCTGTAGGAAACCAAACACAAATCTTCCCTGATATGAGTAACACTTATTTCGGTGGAATAAATTTATAATTTATACTATGGCAATAATAAACGATAGTGGGCAGAACTTTACACTCTACTATAATGTATTAGAGTATTTCAAAACTATTATGAGTAACCATCCTTCATTGGGTTCAGTTACTCAGGGTGATATATTTGAAATAGATGCTAGAGAATTTCCTGTCTATCCATTAGGAAACATCTTAATCACAAATGCAAGTTTTGGTTTAAAAACTTCTACGTTTACTTGTCAATTGACAATTGCGGATAAAGTTAAGTTAAAGAACAATGAATCATCTGGAAGTACAAACTTTCAGGTTATTCCTTTTAATGGTACTGATGATGTTGTTGATATTCACGCCAACACATTAGCTATCTTAAATGATTTAACTTCATATACACAAAGAAGTGTTGAGGCAGCTGAAATAAATGATGATATAGATTGTGTTCCATTCAAAGATAATTTTGATAATGGATTAGCAGGATGGGTATGTACATTTGATATGTTGGTACACAATGATAAGAACATTTGTCTTTTCCCATTGTTACCACAAGTCGTTGTACCACCATCACCAACTACTACCACAACAACATCTGGCCCTACTACTACAACAACTGCAGGGCCTACTACGACTACTACTACATCAACTACTACAACTACTACATTAGCTCCAATAACATTTGAAGCAAGTGGAAGTTGTAATGGATTTGAAGGTAATGGTGTAATAGATGTTTACAATGTTTTAGGAGGAGGTAGTTTCCCTAAGTTTGTTAGTTTAAACGATGGAGTATTTTTCCCATTAACTACACCAACACAATCATTCACAGGATTAGGTGATGGAACATTTGAAGTGACAGTTAAGAACAATGAAGGATTTGAAGCATCACAATCTGTAGTAATTGATTGTGTTCCAGCTCCTACAACTACTACCACTTCGACTACAACTACAACATCAACAACTACATTAGCACCAATCAGTATAAATGTAAGTGGAAGTTGTTTACCATCAGGTGGAGCTGAATTAACTATATTAGGAATTACAGGCGGAAGTGGTGGACCTTATTTCCATTCATTACAACAAGATGGAGTTTATTTACCATCATCTTCTGAATATAATACATACACTAATTTAAATAATACAATTTATACGGTGTATGCAGATAATAACTTTGGTAGTACAGGTTCTCAATCAGTTGATTTGAGTGGTTGTCAGCCGTTACCAACGACTACAACAACAACGACTACAACTACCACAACTACAGCAGCACCAACAACGACAACGACTAGTACGACTACAACAACTAGTACAAGTACAACTACTACAACAACAGCAGCACCAATTTTCCCTTCTTCATATACCGCAGAATACTTAATTGTAGCGGGTGGTGGAGGAGCAAGTAGAAATGGTTCTGGTGGTGGAGGAGCCGGTGGATTGCTAAGCGGTTCTGTAACATTTACTACATCATCTATCCAAACATTATCAGTAATAGTTGGAGCAGGTGGAGCAGGTAATGTACTTACTTCTGGTAGTAATGGTTCTACATCATCATTCTTCTCAACATCATCAATTGGTGGTGGTGGAGCAGGTGGAGGTATTGCATTAGGTAGTTTCGGACAACTAGGTGGAAGTGGAGGAGGTTCACATAGATTAGATGCATTTGGAAGCGGAACTTTGGGTCAAGGATTTAATGGTAATAATGGTGGATTTGGTTCACCGTCGGCATCCAATGGTGGAGGTGGTGGAGGAGCTTCTCAATCTGGCTCACAATCTACACAAGAATACTCTTTTATCTATGGTACTAATTTATTAACCGGTGGTGCAGGAGGAAGTGGCTCACAATGGTTAAACGGAACATTCTACGCCGGAGGCGGTGGAGGTGGAGCTACTTATGCAGGATTAGGTGGACCTGGTGGCGGTGGAAATGGTGGTATTGATTCGGCATTATTTGGATTACCTGGCACAGGAAGCGCAGGTGTTACTAATACAGGTGGAGGTGCCGGTGGTAATGGTAATCAGGGTGATTTTAATGCACCAAATGGAGGTTCAGGAGTTGTAATTATTAGATACGCTAACGCTACACCAATAGCGTTGGGTGGATTGATTACATCACAATCTGGATACATTTACCATACATTTAATGCATCATCTACATATAAAACATATAATCTTTAATTGATATGGCACACTACGCAAAAATAGAAAACGATATAGTAACAAATGTAATTGTTGCTGACGAAGATTTTATACAAACATTAGATGGTGAGTGGATACAAACATCTTATAATACAAAAGGAGGAGTACATCTATTAGGTGGAACTCCTCTTCGTAAGAACTATGCTGGAATAGGATATACCTATGATAGAGAAAGAGATGCTTTTATTGAAGCACAACCATCAGAAGAATATGTTCTAAACGAAGATAAATGTATATGGGAATTACCATTACATTTAATAAATGAAAACTCAGGCTCATTATAATGGCAAATTTTCCTACTTTAAAAGATGTAGCAAAACAATATGAGAACCTCGCTAAACTAAACATTCAGCGAGGTGATACTCGTGCAATTAAGACGGGTAGATTGAGAGATAGTATTAAAGTTACTACATCTCAGATTGGGTTTAAGACTCAGGTAATGGATTTGAACACCGTATATTATGGTGTATTCGTTAACAATGGGACAGTAAAGATGAGAAGTAGACCATTTGCAACTAATGCAGCTAACTCTGATGTACTTAAATCAATGATAGATGATTATATAAAGGGTGTTATTCAGGTGGAGATATTTAATAAAACGAAAAAGAAGTTAGATAAAATCTTTAAGAAATCATCCAATACAACCAAATAAAAAATGGTTATTATTATAAAGAAGTAAATTATGGCGTTAACAATTCTACAGAATCCAGCTACAGCATCTTTGGCACAATCACCAATTATATTTAGTGTATCTTCATCAACAGATACAACTAGTAGTGGATTTCAATATGTAGCAGACCTATTCTATTGGACAGGAAGTGAAGCAAGTAGTGGTAGTGCAAAATATACACTTACTAAATTCCCTAATTCATCTAAAGTTGGTATATTTGATTTTAGTAAGATATTAAACTCTACACTTACCGATTTAGCTATAGCAAACAAATCTAATGTAAGTTTCTTTAAAGGGGATTTCTATACACAATTTTTAGTTGGTAACACTTATGTAACCGGCTCAACTCATACAATATCATCTGTGTTCAAAGCATTAGATGGTTACGCTATATTCCAGGAACCAATTGGACAGGCAATAACTGCTAAATCACCACATTGGCCTATAATGAGTGATGGACCTGTATCACAATCAGCTCTTCTACAAAATGGGGGAAGTGGTAGTGTATATACAGGTGTAGCAGGTGGAACACAACCAACACAGATAATCTATAGTGGAAGTACAGGAAATGGTTCATTCGCAGTAAGTACTTCAACAGCAACTACTGGTCAGATAGCACAATTCCCTATGTTTCCATCATCACCATCTTTTCCAATTTCAACAAGTGGATTAGAGTGGTACACAATTCAGGCTGCGAGTGCTACTACAAAGTTAGGTTCTCCAATTTATCTTAGTGTAGATTGTATTCAGAAGTATCCAAACGTAAGAGTACAATTTAAGAATAGATTTGGACAATTTGATTTTATAAACCTTTACGGAGCATCACAAAACTCATTCAGTACAGATAGAAAAGTTTACCAACCACAAATAGGAACGTGGGAAAGTTCTACTCTATCTTATCAATCATACGATACACAAACACAACCTTATGTTGTAAATGCTAGACAATCATTAGTTGCAAATACACAATGGTTGCCTGAAGCTGAGAATGATATAATAAAAGAAATGCTTTCATCAGATGAAATCTATTGGATATACAACGAAAGTACAGGTGCAGTTAGACCTCTTTCAATTACTTCATCAAACATCTCATTTAAAACAGGTGTTGTAGATAAGGTAATACAATATACATTTACATTTGATTGGGCACAGAATTATAAACTAATAATATAAGTTATGGGAGTAGCAAGTACAAATACGATTGCGTACAAATTAGTAGCAAGCGGTAGTATATTAGACCTATTTGATGATGAGGATATTTTAGTATCTGATAACATCACAGGTCTTTTTGATGTGGGTGTATTACCTGCAGATTTTAGCCGAACTATTGTATTACCTGCAACTAAAAAGAATAATGCATTCTTTGAACATGCTTATGATATTGCAATAGATGAACCTTATCTATTTTCAACTAATACAAAAGTTCCAGCTTACTTAGATTTTGATGGAATCTATTTGGCAAGTGGTTACTTACAACTTAACAAAATTCAGTTAAAAGGAGATTTAGGTATTCTTTCTTATGAGGTATCTTTATTTGGTACTGTATCTTCTTTTGCGAGAGATATGAACAAATACTACCTAACAGATTTGAGTACACTATCACAATTTAATCATACTTCATCTTATAATAGTATTACATCCAGTTGGAGTGGTTCACTATTTGGTGGAGATATAGTTTACCCCCTAGCAGATTATGGTACTGGACTACGATTTGAATCAGGATTCCTTCAAACATTTGGAATAAATGATTTTAATGGGGCAATGGGTGTACAAGACTTTAAACCTGCAATCCGATTAAAGAAGGTATGGGATGCATGTTTTGAAGAATTTGGATATACATACACAGGTTCATTTTGGCAAGATAATACATGGTTAGATGATGTTTATATGTTTTGTAATACTGCACTAAAATACCCTGAGTATAGTGGTGTTGATTTAGAAGGATTTGGTAAGATAAAAATTGGTGCAATTAGTGGAAGTGGAATGACAGATGTTAATCTTCCATCAGGTAGCTTCGTTACATTGCCGTGGTATAATACAATATCAGACCCACAAGGATTTTATCAAAATGGTGCGTATACTGTACAGAAAGCAACTAATTTAGAAGGTATCCTAAACTTAAATGTAAATGTAAGTGGCTCAGCAAACAATATGCCAGGTACTTTTTCTGCAAACGGAAGATGGCAAATAAGAATGTTAGAAACAGGTAGTAGTACTCCTTATGGATTAACTGCAATACAACCTTATCTTGTATTCTTTGACCAATTGCAACAAAGTAGAACGGGCGGTATCAATACAACATACGAATTAAAAACACAATTCA